TATGCAATGATATTTGCAATTGCTGGGTCTACGTCTGCTAATGAGAACAACTCAAGAGCGCGGGTTACTAGAACAGCATTGCCATACTCATTAAGAGTAATGGTTACTGATGTTGGGGTTGTAAGAGCAACTGCATCTGGGTCTGTTGTTTCAGTCAGAGTGCTTGTTGCTGAGTCTAGGTCAACATAGCGCTGTAGCACTACGGTTGAGCCAGGGATTGCTTGTCTAGCGGGGCGTTTGTCTGCGACTGAACGAATTAGTGGTTCAGAACGTAGCGCAAACTCAAGAAGACGGTCATACGCCTTCTGTACTAGACCTGCTGCGCCGACTGTTCCACCTAAACTGGCAGAACCTGTCGATGTAAATGCATTGGCCATTTTTTTGCGTCACCTCCAGTGACTATGAACGGTTAGGAATTGCGTAGTAGATGGATTAATTCATCCATTGAGCCAGCGTTATCTAAACGCGTAGCCATATCTACGGCTTTGTCTGGAGTCATACCGCCTTGGGTCAAGACATCTTGCTGACGTAATGTCGCAAGGTCTTTCTGCGTATCTTCATTCTGTTCTTGTGGAGTATAGCCAATTAAATCTCCGTTATCACGGAGCCAAGAATCAATAGATTCTTCTGTGGCATCTTCTACATCTTTCAGAATAAGGCGTGCAGCCTTAGCGTTTACTCCCTTTTTTGCTAGGACTTCGGAGACAGTTTGTTCCCGTTTCTGCTTAACGTATCCGTCAAGTTGTTCGGTGAGTTCCTTGATACGCTTCTCATCAGCACGTTTGGCTTTCCTTAGTCTTTTGACTAAAGCATCGCCATCTAGTTGATGTTCAGGTACTTCTACCTCTTCGTCTTCTTCATCCCAGTAGTTGTTGCTCATAGCAACCACCCTTTCTATTCGTTGTTAGTCGCAAGCCACAGTTCTGCTCAGGGGAGGGCAGGCTGGCTCTTGCTACCAGTCTTATACACTGCACGGGGCTGGTCGGTCCGTGTCAGGAATCTAGTATGCTCCGCTACGCCGAGAAGTTAAAGAGACTGGAGTAAGTCCTGTTTCTTTACTAAACGAAGCGGCTTCAAGTCCGTATAATTTTTCTCTTGCTCTTTTAGCAGAAGCAGTACCTTTGTACTGTTCTTCTTCAGCAACATCTTGAGAATAATCAATTCCAGACTCTTTATAAATTTTTGATAGTTCTTGACCTCTAGGTAATCTTTCAGAAATTGCCTGATATCCAACTCTTGCTTCAGCCAAATCTACGCCATAACGTTGCAGTTCAGATGCTCTTGTTAAATCAGCATTTAATCCATATTGTTTAGCAGTAGCACCTATTTCTGAAGTAGTAGTCTTAGCCTCTAGTTCAGGTAAAACTTCCTTAGGATTCAAAAAGTAAGAAACTATGTCAGAATCTGTAATATTTGGATAGTAAATTCTAAATTGTTTTAGAATTGCAGGGTCGCCCATCTGTAGTCTTTCTACAGCAATCTTTGCACGTCTACCTACCTCTGCATTAGATACAGCATTTCCTATAAAAGTTGCAAACTGCCCACGTGTGGCAAATCTTTGCACTCCGTATTGACGCAATGTATCAGAAAAATCTTTTTCTTGCTGTAAATAATCAGCCTCGCTTAAAGCATTTAAACCTCTGCCCCTACGTTCTTCGTTACCAGCAAATCTTGCTTGATAACTTTTTAAATTACGTAAATCTAAAAGCATTTGGTTTGGGCCCATATTAGGGTCAGTTAAACCTTTTTGCATATAGTTTAATACCTCTTGCAATTCACTTTCTGTAAAACCGTAAGAGCGCATTGTTGTTTCTAAAAGTTTATATGAATCTCTTTTTTCAGCAAGGTCTCTTGCATCTTGTATTTTTTGAGCATTTATTTTATCAAACTGTTCCTTAGACATAGGATTAGGCTCAAATGGGTCATAACTAAATTGACCTGTTTTTTTGTTAAATTTCTTAGCCCTACGTTGTGTAAAATCTGCGTTAAAATCATACCCTACAAATTCAAATTCACCATCACCAGAAAGATTTGGGTCTTGATATCCAGGGTCTGCAACTTCAGCACCATCTGTCTCTCCACCCTTGCCATCGGCAATAACAGGAATTCTAAATCCAGTTCTGCCAGGTTTGTATCTTAATATAGTTCCTGCTTTAGGAAAAACAGTTGGCTTATCATCTGGCTTATCATCTGGCTTATCATCTGGCTTATCATCTGGCTTATCATCTGGCGGTATTTCAATTATTGGTTCTTCAACTACAGGACCAGTAACGCTAGTAGGATACTCAGACACAGGCACGCCAGGCTCAATAACCTCACCAAAGCGTTTAACTTTAGCAGCAACACTCTTAGGCATTTCTTCAGTTACTCTAGGAGTAGTTACACTTGTAGGAAATTCAGATACATCTACTCCAGGTTCAAATACTTCGCCAAATCTTTTAACTCTTTCGGCTACAACATCGGCATCTTCTAAGTATCTAGGCATTAACCCACCTGTCCCCATAGTTTAAGTACATAGTCTACTAATCCAGCAGCACCTTCATTGGCTTTTTTAGTCTGTCTCCATCTAGGGTCAAGCCTTGCCGACATAATCATTTCGTCTGGCCTCCATATTTTATCACCAGTAATTGCAGCCTGCACATCTTTGTCAAATATATCTACAGAACCATCTGCTAACTCTAACTCATTTATTTTTATTTTCTTAAATTGTTCTGCTATGTCAGATACTTTTAAACCAGCCTCAATATAAGGAGCCAAAGATTTATAAAATACTTTTGACGATATTTGAATAGTTCTTTTCTGCTCTTCTATAGAACCGCCAGGTAATAAAGATTCCGCAGCCTTTAATTTTAATTGACTATCATCTATACGAACACCATAATCAAAAGCGTATGATTTAAGTTTAGTATAGTTATCTCCAATTGACCCGCCAGCATCTTGTAAATCCTCAGCATTAGCATCTCTAATACCAGTGCTTATTATCTTGCCTTTTGTTTTACCTTTTGTGCCTTTGGCGCCTTGGGTAATTAACTTAAGACGTATTTCTAATCTATCTAATTCTGATAATTGCGTAACGGCAAAAGATTCACCAAATGTATTTTGACCTAACGGGTCAGTCGTACTTATTCTAGTGCTTTTACGTTTTAATTCTTCTGCATTTAACAATTCAACATAAGCATTTGCAAGAGCATCATATTCATTTACTAAATCAAAATCACCAACGTATTGTTGAACAGTACGTCTAAATTCTGCTAGTGCATCTACCTCACTAGTTATACCTGAAGTACTTTCACTTGCAGATGAAGGCTCTGGTGCTAATTGCCTTGATTCAATCCAACTATCAAAACTATAAAACCCAGCAGAATTAGCAGAAAATTCTGGGTCTTGTTGTAATTTCTCTCCAATTAATACACCTGTATTAAAATTATTAACAGTAATTTGTTGAAGGGCTTTTTTAACAGCGTTTGCAAAATCTTCATCTTTATCAGTTACAGGACCGCTCTTATAAGACCTATCAAATGCCGTTGTAGTTGAATAATAATCTTTAAGTTTTATTTTATACTTAGCAATATCACCGCTAGGTATTGAACGTATAGATTCTGTTACATAATTATCTAAATCACCACTTATGAAAGACCTACCATCTGCCGTAGGTAGAATTACTATAGGCTTAGGATTTGGTTGTTCAGGTGTAGACCTACCAGAAATGTAAGGCTGTAAAGCAGCCTGACCTGTTCCGCCAGCATTGTATTTTAAAGCACCATTAACAAATTCTAAAAAGTCTGTTCGTATACCTGTAGCAATTGGGCTAAATTCAGTTTTATTTGGGTTTACATCACTTGGTTTTTTAGTCGTAGAAGTAGATGGTGCAGGGGATGGAGTAGCAGTAACGGCTGGAGTTGTTACTGTTTTGGCTTTTTCATTAGCCTTAAATAATTTATAGGTAGAATCTAACTTTGGGCGCGTGCCTGAAAAATCAGAAGCAGGGTCCATTCGATAAATTTTAGTAGCAAAAGTAGTAGCGTCTTTATCTGATATACCAGGGTTTTGGCGTTTTATTTCTTCTATATAATATTTTAAAGTTTTCACGGTTTTGCCAATGCTTTAGTAGGAATTCTGTACACATCATCTATATACGGTCTAATAATTCCTGTATATATGTGCGCAAGGGTTAAGTTAGTGCTTGCTAGATTTTCCAAGTTTGCAGTACCCTCTCTTAGAATTTTTTCTAATGTTTCTTCGGAGTTAAATTGACTACGTATTTTTGTATCTTCAAAAACCAACAACATTCTTTGTGCTAAAGCCACCATTTTTTTACTATTTGCTAAGACTACTTCGTTGTTTCCTTTAGATAAAGCCTCTTGAGTCTCAACATCATTTATCATAGAATTAAAATTATTAAATTTGCTTAATAAAGTTTGACGAGTTGTCCACTCGCTATTCAATAATGACTCCGCCAAAGCAGGATTTCCAGTCATAATAATTTTCTTTATGTTAGTTGCTTTTTCTAATAAATCTTTTCTATAAAGAGCATTATTTCTTTCTAAATTGTTAGGGTCATTAAACAATTCTTGCACTTTTCTATCAACCTCAAAATATTTTTGGCGGTCACGAACAGCAGCAATGTCAGTTAGGTATGTCCTAAACACTGCATTATTATCGTCAAATACATTTTGTCGTTCAGGAATAAAATCTATTGCTTGTAAAAAATAAATAACACTTGGGTCATATTCTCCTACGCGAGGAGCAAAAGCCCACGCAGCAGTAGGGTAATCTTCAATTAATTTAGTATTATTAATCACCCATTTTTTAGTTTCTTGAGTATAGTTAATAGCAGTTTTTGCTTCTTTACTATTTTTACTAACTGTGTATATTAATTTATCTGGATTTTCTGCTATAAAAATAGAAACTGCGGTTCCAATAGGGTCTTCTAAATTATAACCATAAGTAGAATTTACATTTAAAACACCACGTAGTATGTCGCTAAACTCTTGACGAAAACTTACTATGCCTACTCTACGTAATTCTGCGGGTATTCCAGGCTCCGTAGTTCCTAAAGGAACAGGAGACAAAATATTAAAACCTAATTTTACTGCAACAACATTGTGCGCTTGCAAACGCAAGCGGTCATAATATTGACCAAGTTTTTTTTCATCTGCATAATCTTCTGCTTTTAAACCAGTCTTTTCGTTAACTTGTAAATATGCTGCAGCCTGATAAAGAGCAGTAGCCGTTGCGCCAGTTTTCATATCTGCTGGTAAAGCGCCCCAAGCGTTAGATATATTAGGCGGTAACAAACCTCTTACCCAAGTAGTGTCATCACTTAACTCACCTAACAACCAATTGTCTAAATTATCAGCAATTTTTAATGCTAAAGGATTATTATAAGACATACCTATTTTTGTTAATATTTCTCTAGCCGCTAAAACTGGGATAACCATAGTTGGGCCAGTAAGAGTTGGTATACCTGCACCTTCGGAATATGCTGGGTTAAGTAAAGAAAGTTTTAATGTATATTGATTCCAGGCTGGTTGCTTAAAGAAATCCCACTCTTGACGAGCAACAGCAGAAGCCGTTCCTATTGGATTCATTATTGCTGCTAGTACAGGTGCAACAGTTCTCCAAAAAATACCATCATTAGGTATCATTACATAGTCAACACCATTGTCATCTGTGTATACCAAGCCAGTGCCATCCATAGCCTGACTAAAATGACCCAGACGATAAAGAATTCTATCGGGATAACTTGTTGAGTATCTGGCTAAGCGCCGAGTGTAATCCTCTACTGCACGAATAAAACGACCAGTTACACGGAAGTTAAAAATTAACTGAGTTCTAATATCTGGGTTATCAGCATACTTTAAAATTTCATCAACAGCATTTCTTTCTGCTAAATTGGTAAAATAAATATCTGCTTGAATTAAAGCATCTTCTTCTGATACGCCACTTTTTATCAAAGATTTTGCGTAATCACTTTCTTGTATTTTCATACTTATTTTTTGTTCCATAAAAACGCTATTATAAGCAGGAGAACGAAAAACATCAGTCATTGTTCTATCCATTGCTTCCCAAGGAATATCTTTATATTTTTTATATAAACTTGGAACATCTACTAATACTTTAAAATCTATATCAGTTCTAAGAGTACCTTCTAATCCAAAATTTTTTGTAAGGTCTTGAAACTCATCCATAGACATTTTACGAACTTGAGAAGAACCTAAAGTTCTTTCATACTCCCCTTGTTGCCTGCGAGCAAGTTCTGCAGGACTTAACTGAATTACATCTGCCCCTACTGATTCTCTACGGGCAGCATCTACGCTGCGATAAGATTTAGACTTAGCAGATTTTTCTTTTGCTATTGCTATTTTGTTTTGAATTGCCCGTAACAAAGGCTCATTAAAAGCCTCAGCACTTCCGTGAAATACAGTATACATTTCCGCAGCAGCGTATCTAACTATAGATTCTGTAATTTCTGCTGCTGTTTTTCCAGCATCACGTAATTCAGTAATCTTTCCAAACTCTGTATTGAATTCATCAATACGAGGTCTTGAATCTCTTGGCGCTTCCCACTTGCCATTTGGATTTTTCTTAAAACCAATGCGTTGCATTACATCATCAACATATGCAGATGTATCTTCAACGGTTCTTAAACCGTTATATCGGATAAATGCAGAACCAAAGTCTACATTTTTCCAAATGTTTTTTCCAAAATATTTATAAAAATTACCAAAATGAACTAATGTTCTATCAAAGCCTACTAGTCTGCCGTGTATATCATCTATAAATCGACCAGTCGCTTTTCGCCCTGCAGCCTCTAAGGCTTCTGTAAATGTAGATTTACCATATATTTCAGCAGCAAGAGTTCCATCAACTATATTATTTGCAAAACTTGCAGCAACGCTTGATTGAACCATTGCTTCAGAACCATGTGAACCATACATCATATACGAACGCATAGCATTTACTTGGTCAGTATCTAATTTACTACCATATTTTGCAAGCACCAAATTGCTAAGACGTTCTTCAAATGAAGCACCAAATAATTCATCAGCAGAAACAAGTTCACTACGTTCTATAATTTTACCATTAGGTAAAGTATAACTTGTATCAACTTTTTGCAGTCCCTGCATTTCTTTACGTTTTTCAGCACTAACAAATTTAGCAGGATTTCTATTAAACTTATCTAATAAATAAGTTTTAACCATTCCTTGTGATTTACTAGAACCTGTATAAGCAGCAACTGCTCTACTTGCCGCAGACCCTTGGCCAAAGAAAAAAGAAAATAATAAACGAGGGCCTTTGATTAAAGAATATAATATACCTTCATCCGTAGCAGACTTCCAAGGTAAATCAGGCATTAAAACAAAAGCAGCCCAACCTTTATTAGCGGCTTTTGAAATTGCATTATTCGTTAAACCACCAGTACCTTGATAGCGCAGAAGTTGATTTATAGCACCTTCATTTATCTCATAAACATCTGTTAACAAAGCATCAAAGTTAGGCATAGAAATACCAGGAGTTGCGTGGAAAATCTGACTAATTCCATCAACGCTATCTAAGATTGCAGGCGATTCCATATGAACAGGAATATTAAATTTAGGTACTGGGCCAAAACCATTAGGGCCAAAAATACCATCTAAGTAAGCACGCTTGCGGTCTAAGCCTTTAGCGGTATGCGCAAACCCAATTTTATCTAAATAAAGATTATAAAGACTATAAAGCATATTAAAACGTTCATCTGATTCAAGCCTTAAATATCTTTCGGTTAACCAATTAGCAACTTTTTTGTCTCCAACAACTAATCTAGTAAAATTCCTAAAATCATTTAAAGACCTATCGACAAAACCATCTTTAAAGAAAATTTGCACATTAGGTGGTGCATAAGCAAAAGCATTGCTAACGGTTTTTTTAAGATTTTTTTCAGCGTTGCCTAAACTTTTTATAAAATCATCTTCATTCGGGTCAACCAATTTTTGTAGATTAGGTTTTTGAGCAAGATAGTTTTGAATCTCACTCCACCTAGCGTAATCTTCTGCAGGAAAACGCCCTGTTGCTCCTAGTGATGTGTCAATGCCATTGAATGTTTCATTGTAAAAACTTCTTAATCCATCAGTTAAGCCTCTAGTTCTACGTTCTAAAGAAATAGCATTCTCACGATAGAACATACCGCCATTAACTTTAAGATTAATAAGATAACTTGCATTCTCAGCAGTGCGCCAGAACTCTTTGATAGTGGATAAATCAGTAATAGGAACTAATTTTTCTTCAGCATCAAGAACTTTTGTTGTAGTAAGTAAATTTATTACGCCATCATTGTCGTATCCTGGAAGTACATTTGCAATATCTTGACGAATTGCTGCGGACTTAAGGTCATTTTTTGCTCTACGTGCTTCTCTTAATTCAGCAATCCTAGTAGCAAGTAAAGATTGTTCATTACTAAATGCAGGAATTGTAAATAATTCATCTACTTTTTCAACTGTAGATAAAGATGAGTTCTTAAATTTTTCAGCATATTTGGCTGCTGGTAAAAGCGCTCTAGAAGTTCCACCTGTTAACCAAGTAAGAGGGTCCGTAAGTAAACTGGCTGCAATATTAATTTGATTAGCAGGACTTTTAGGTTCTTTCTTTCCAAATATTTTTTCAAAGGGGTCAATATCAGTAGTAGCAAAAGGACTAGGGTTTCCTAATAGCCACTTTGTTCCTTTTTTATTTGTTGTAACTTCGCCTGCAAAAGGTTTTAAAGAAACAGCAACAAGCAATGCTCCAAAGCCACCATCTTTAGGCGGATGATTTTTATTGGCCCAATCTACATAATCATTTCCTATATTTGTTTTATAAGCATTTGTTTCAGCAAAAGCATTTTTCCACTCTTTTGTTTGACCAGAAAGTTGGGCTATAGCATTAGCCATATCGTAATCAAGTTCACCATATGAACGTAAAATATCACTAGGTTTATTTCCATCTAAAAGACCTTTAGCAAGAAAGGTTGTGGCTTTTCCATATTTTTCTTCAAGTTTTTTTGTTGCGCCGCTATCCCATTGATTTATATCATTAAAGCCATCAACAAAATTTTTAACTGAAATTAATTTTTGAAAAGCAGTTTTATCATCACCTTTGTCGGTAACACTTCTATATACTCTGTACGGGCCTTCTGATGGAAGAAGACTATAAAATCTATCGGCTACGGCGCCTACAAACCTAAATGGCGCTTTAAACACGTCAAGTACTGCATCTCCCAAATAAGACGCAGCAGAACTTAAAAGAGATTTATCTGCTATTTGATACTCTGCATCAGGATTTATAAAAACTAAAGCACCTTGGATTTCAGGGTCTAACTTGCTAAATTGTTTTCTAGCACTACTTAAATCTACGTTTTGTGAAAGTTGTTTATCTTTATCAAGAAGTTGTTGAATATTATTAATAACAAATTTTTCATCAGGGTTCCATTGTCCTGCTAAAGAGGCAGCGTAAATTGCTGGATTGCGATTGGCTAAATTAACATTTAAAGGTTTAGGCCCTGACGGATTACCAAGAGACATTATACCTCATTTAATTTATTATAGATAGCCTCATAAGCACCAGTAGTATCATACTGCATCATTTTGTAAATAAGATTTAAAGTATTTACTTGAGCATTTACACTAGGCATAACTTCTCGTCCTGGGTTAGGACCCCAACTTGAACCATAGTCATCAGGTTCATTAATAAATTGCGTTGGTTCTTGAAATGAAACAATAGGTGGAAACTCAACTTCGGGTGTTTCTTCCATAGCAAGCATATCTGCGCCTTGCTGTTGTTGAAGAACTTCCTCACCAGTTGTTTGCCCCATAGAAGACATACCAGAAATATAACGAATAGGCTGCTTAGAAACATTTAAGTCAGTTCGTTTAGACATAGAACCTGTTCCAGATACTTCTTCTCTAATAGCCATTAGTCTTCATCCTCTTCGTCTAAATATTTTTTTACTTCTTCTTCAGATGGTGCTTTATATGATACCCAACTTGGATAAGAAGATTTTTCCATAACAAAACTTAATGCTATATCAGTAGCAAAACCTGCTTTAATTAAAGATTTGTAATATTCATTAAGCCAAATACAATACATTTCTAGCGCTGTGTATTCTTCGTTCTCTACAGTACGGCGTTTACGAACACGTGGCTCTGGTTTCTTTTTACGTGGTGGCATCATTACCTCCGTACAGCAGTTCTGGCGCTAGCGCTAGCCTTACCACCTGCTGTTAAACTAGACAATAATGTTTGCAATGATGGTGCAGCGCCGCTTGGAGAAGCGCCTCCTACTGGGGCGCCTTCGGGAGCAGGGGACAGTTGCTCAACCGCTTGTTCGGCAGGACCAGCAGGAGGTAATTCTTCAGGTTTAAATACTTCTTCAACTGCTTCCTCTATGGTCACGCCCTTAGAGCGTGCCCTTATTACATCAGCAATTTTTTTAATTACCATTGATGGGTCGCCGCCTTGCATAGCCATTTGCGGTATAGCCTGTGTGTAAGCCTGCAATGACTGAACTAATGACTTACGCATATTTTCTATTTCAATTTTTTCTTGTTCCTGTGTTACGTTAATGCCAAATGGTAGTTCACGCATAGCAAGGTCGGTAGAAATTAAACCGCCGCCAAGTGCTTGCAACATAAAGATAAGACCCTGTGCTGGGTTAAGGCCTGCCAACATTCCATAACGGACATCGGCTGAATAGTCTTTCTTAATATCTTTACTAGGCTTGTAGGTAATCTGATATGGGCTACCAGCATCTACACCACGGATAGTCTTCTCATAGTCAAAGAATTTCTCATCAACCTCAAAACAAACAGAAATAACATCTCGTAGCGCTGAAGCAAAGATTGCTTGAGCAGATTTAACTTGGGTGTCAAACCCTCCCATAAGTGCCTGCACACCTTGTCCCGTGATGATGCTGGCATCAATGTTTCCAGTTCTTCCCTCTGGATAACGTGTTCCTAATCTTAATTCTTGCTGTAGTAAAGCCTGCTCAGTAAATGCTCCAGGTGGAATATTTAAATCAACACGGCGTACACCAGCAGGGTTAGCGGTGCGGATAACAGCATCGCCACCCATTTCAAGTTCATTGACATCCGATGGTAGAACAATTGGTGCTTGCACGGACTTCTCCGCTGCTTCCATCGCAAGTAATGCGAACCTGTTACGAAGCAACTGAATACCGAGCACGTCATCAAACTGACCACGCATCTCACTATCAATAGATGGTCTCTTAGCAACAACAACCATCATCTTGCCAATAGGGTTTTTAGCCAAAGATAGCAATAGATTGTTACGCTCAGGAACATATAACACAGATTGTTCTTTGTCGTAATAACGAACAACCTCAATCTGTGCTGTCATATCTGCTCGGTACATTTCTTTACCAAGTAAGATATTTGCGTACTCAGGGAACTGTGAGGCAACTTCGCCTACAGCCATATAGTAACGCTTTGCAAAGGCAATGCAGCGACCATAGCGGTCAAACTCTGGGTAAGCGCCCACTGGGTTTTCTATGCGGATACGCGGCAGCCCTGCTTCTTCGTCCAGTTCAATTATGAAAGGAACGAAACCAAATGTTATGTATACATCGGCTCCTGTATACATTTGGACTTGTAAGTCCGAGTTAGCAAAATAATTAGTAGCAATACGAGTACGGGCATCAGCAAACTTACGAGCGCGGTCATTAGCCTGATTTGCTGCCGAGCAGTTAACTGACGGTAATGGTGCCATAACCTCGGAAAGGTCTCGCGCAACAATATCAATAAAATTGGCAACGACATTGGCATCTACACCTTCAGGAAAAAAATCTGGATATACAGTTGCAATCTGTCCTTTACGAACAGCAAGAACATCTTGTTGGCGCGAATCGCGCTCTGCAGCACGTTGGCGTAAATTCTCAACGCGTGCTGAGATTTGTTCTATTGACAGCATCTATTTCCTATCCATAAGTTTGTTGCCATTGCTCGGCAATTATTTCATCAAGATTTACACTATAACGTTTTTGTGACTGTGCTCTTGTAGCCCAACGATTATGAGCGTACCTTTGGACTACAGAATTCTGTTGCATAAACTCACGACATCTAAGTACACCAAACCACATAGCCATCACGCAGTCAGTCTTGCCTCTGGTCTCAGGCTTCCAAGTAAGTAGTTGTTGTACTAAAGCCTTAAGTCCTTCAGAACCTTCAGTAGAAGGGAGTTCGATAATATTGTTCTTTTGGTGTTTACCATTGACGACAGTTCCGAAGAGCGTTGACATAGATGCGACACCAAAGTTTGTGTCCCATTTGTTTTTTCCAGTGAAGTGAGCATTGAGGCGAACGCCATAAGTTGCCAGCCATTGCTGTAAATCTGTATCGAGGGCGTAGGCTTTTTGGTGGGCGTTGATTTCAACTCTAAGTTCTTGCGGTTTGTATTTCTGGACAAAGTCTTCTATTGCCTGCCTAATCTTCTGTGGGTTTGGCTCTGCCATATTATGGCAATCCAAAATATAAATCTTTCCATCCATCCTGTTGTAAGTCATAGCCACAAACGCTGCGTGCCCAGCACCCATAGCGGGGTCAAACCCAACTACGGTATAACCTTCAACTTGTGTTGGATGTCCAGCAGCGCCAGGTCTTAACAGACCCTTCTTACGCATACCGTTAACAGACCCCTGCACCAACTCAGGTGGGAAAATAGAATCTTCAGTTATGTCTTCTTGCTGGTAGACCAGTGCCCAGGTAGAGGGAGTTACTTCACCTCTGCGCCTTGCTAATGTTTGCCCATCCCATTTCGGGAAGAGTCCTTCTTCGTCAGGTGTCTCATCATCGCCATCCCACGCAACGTCCGACTTAGGCCAAAGCGTGACCCAGTCTTTCGGTTTATCCGCATACTCCAAAACAGCAGGCATACCCATATATGTAAATGGACTCTTACCGCTTGACCAATGCTTTGGGTCGCGGAGTTCTTTGTAGAAGTCGTTTGCCGCAATTCGGGTTCCTACTATCAGCAATTTGC